CTTTCTTCAAACTCCATTCCTTTTCTCTCTTGATCAACCATATTTTCTTGTGCTTTTCTCTGTAGATCCATAGCTCTTAAGTCAAGTTCTCTTTGTTTTAATGCAACAAGAGGATCTTGTTTTTGACCTTGCTCTTCTTGTGCTAATTGAACAGTTATCTCTGCAATTCTTTTTGCAACCATTGAATCAAATAAAATTTTAAATCCATTCGGATCCATCTGTGCTTGTTGAACCATTTCAGGTGAATTTTGAACCATGTCCCCAACTTCACCATGAGCTTGTAAAGCAATATGGTCAGATATGTGTCCTTGCAACAAAGCATAGACCATTGGATTAATTTGAACCATTCTTGAAGCCATAAACGCTCTGTGTGCAGCAATATGTGACTCATGATCTTGTTCAGGAAACGCTTTTAGCATTTGCATTTGTAAAGCTTTTGCATTTTCAGTTGCAGGATCTTCAGGTTGTGGCATTGGCTCAGGTTTTAACAATGCATCGATATGTTTTGTACCTAAAGCTTCGTAAACTCTTCTATATGCCTCTCTTAGGTTGTGCATTTGTGGATTTGACATCGCAATTTTTAAATTTTCGTTTGCTAATGTAACTCTTTGAGCCATACTCATGATATTTGGGTCTGCAACAGGAATTACATCGACTCTATCGTCAAAATCTTTCAATTTTACAAATCTATCTGCGTTTGTAACAGCGTATGGATATACAGGAGGCAAATAATCTGCAAAAACTTTTGCTAAAAGTCTAAATTCTTGTCTCATTGCATAGTAACAACGCTTATGAATAGCACTCATCACCCTAGAACCACGTTCTAAGAGTGCAATTGTAGTTCCAACTGCTCTGTTTTGTGCATCTTCACCCATTTGCATGTCTGCAATAGCTGCAAAACGCTGTCCTGCTTGTACTACGAAACCTAAAAGTTGAAATAAAGTTCCACTTGGCTCTTTGAAAGGTAAAATTTGGAACTGATCTTTAATATTTCCACCGGGTGCATCGACATCTCGGAACTCTCCAGGTTGAAAAGGTTGGTCATCGTCACGAATTCTTATACCTCTAGACTTAAACCCTGCTGGAAGGTTCGCTAAAGTACCTGCATCAAGCAATTGTCTTAATGCTTGTGTTGCAGATCTTGATAATCCACCGATCATATGTATTAAACCGAAGCCATAAAACCCTAAACCAGGTAAAAACTTGTAATGCACAAAGTATTCTTTTCTTGCTTCTGTATCATCATCTTGATTATAGTTTCTGTAGATAGATAAAATTTGTCCTGAGCCTTCATCAATTGAAATTATGTATGGAAGTTTAACTTTTTTCTCAGAGCTTTCCATTTCAAACTCTTCTAAGTTGCAATCTACATGCATCTCTAAAATATCATATTGGTATTCTTTGTTACCTGAAGGTTTGACACCTTCTAATTCATTTAGTTTATCTTGTATTGGACTTTTCTCTGCTTGTTTCGCAATAAGCTCTACGTCTCTATAGAACCCTGCTTTCTGTTGTTTAAGAACATCATTCTCTGACATCTTAACAACATGTGTAATTCTTTCACAATCTTTTAAATCTGTTGCGTAATATGGTACAACTAAATCTTCCGCAGGTACAAACTTTGCAACTGCTCTTTGTTTGATTTCGTCAAAGTAAATTTTTTTAAATGCTGATCCAGCAAGTGGTAAGTAAAACAACAACTGATCTGTGTCTGGTGTGTACTCTTCCATTTGTTCCATTAACATATAGTTCATGAAATCTTTTACACGTGTTGCTTGGTCTTCAACTTCTTTTGTTGATGAACCTATGATCGCTGTTCTTACAGGACCATCACTTGGTAATAATTCTTTGTAGGCTTGTGCCTGAAACTGAGTTACAGCTTCCGATAGTAACGGATGGGTAACACCACTTGCACCTTGAAAAGGTCTAGTAGCAGTTACATACTTAAATCCTAATAAATCTAGACCTTCTTTATAAGCCTGTTCCCAATCTGATCTTGAAACTTTATCTTTTTTGTAATCCTGAATTAGTTGAGCAGACATACGACCAAGAACACGGTCATCCATGTCTTCAGCTAAGTTTCTAAAGAAATCTTCTTCAGGTTGTTCTTCCTCAGGAGCTTGCTCCTCAGTACCCTCAACTTCTACGTCAACTTCTTCTGTCTCAACTTCTTCAGGAAGTTCATTTTGTTTTTCTACTTCAGCCATTTATTTAATATAGTTTAGTTGGTTTCAAACTTACAAGTTTTCCACCTCTAGCCTTTATCATTTTACCTGCTTTAGCTCCGTCCATTTCTCCTAAACCGAATGTATCTTTACCTAAAGTTGCAAGAGTATCAGTTTTTTTGATATTTGGACCTCTACCTAAATCAATATTTTCTCTAAATACTTTTTTTGTAGCTGCAATTGCCTTATCTTTAAAACTAGATTTTGCTTTTTTGGTAATGTAGTTTTTTTTCATATTACCGAAACCAAATTCTTTGGCTTCGTTATTTGCTATACTTGCAGCTCTTGCTTTGCCTGCTAAAAGTTTAGCTCCAGCTAATCCGACAACTCCTGCCATAATAGCTTTTTTAAGTTTTTTACTTGCCATGATAATTATCTCCTTTGTTATAACAGGATTATCTTATCATGCAAATATATTTACGACTAGACCACCACTCTGATATGCTTTGAAGGGTTTAGTAGCCATTTCAGGGCTTACTTTAATTGCAAAAGCATCAAGGTATAATCTAGTATCACCCGCCTGCATTTCAATAACTTCACCACCATATCTAGATTTATAGTTCTCAGCTTCTTTTAATGTTCTGAAAGCAGCCATGTGTTCTGTACCTGCTTTGTCTGGATTAAGACCATAAACCTTTTTAGTATTGTCAACTTTACTTACTACTTTAAAAGGTTTGTTTGGGTCTGATTTTGCTACAGGAATCGTTTTTACTTCTGAATTATATTGTTTTGAGAGTTTCTCCATAGCTGCAGGTAACGTCGCTTTTTTATTTGGATCCGTCATACCTTGTATGGGTTCCTCTACATCATTACCTTTTTTTCTTACAACGCCTTGTCTTCCACCGTAACCTTTAAATCCTGCTTTTCCGAATCTGTTACCATAAAATTCTAAGTCACCTAAATATTTTGTTCTCTTCGCATGGTGTAGATATTCAACAGGAGATATAGCTACCCAATCAATACCTCTATCCGCTGCATCTTTAATTTGGTTTTTTAATGCGTGTGTTCCCCAATTTTCTTTTCCATACAAAGGTAAAAAAGGTATACCATCTCCCGCTTGTGTTTTTGTAATATTAGCTAAGTTTAAAGAATTGTTTTTTAGCTCATCAAAGTCAGAAGATAATTTCTTAAATCGTGCAAGATCTTCTGCTGTTTTAGCTGTACCTCTTTTTGAAATATCCATCATCTCTTCTACAATCTTATCAAGCTTTCTGTTTGCAGAAAAAAATTCTATTTCATTACCAAAAGCATTTACAACTTTTTCTCTAGTAGGATTTACCTTTCTAAGTTTTTGATGATAGTCAGATTGTATCTCATCAATCATCATTACTTTTTGATTTTGATTTGTACCACCTGCTCTTATACTTCCTCTTGTATGATACACCTGGTTCGGTATTGCTTTCGTAGCACCATAGTCACTTGTGTAGTGTTTGTTATATTCTGATCCTAGTCTTTGACCCATTGGTAATGGTTTAGGGTAATACACAACGTTTTCAAAATATTCATCACCACCTTTAATTCTATACTCGTTATAAGAACCATACTTAGGTAAGTAACCCTGTTGTTTTTGTAAACTAAATAATCTTGATAATTCTCTATCTTTGTTTGAAGCTAAACTTGTAATTCTTGTAACTTCATTTGCATCCACAGCAACCCCAAGTCCTCGTGCCTTTTGAGCTAAATTTTTATAAGCTTGAATATCACTTGCAAATATATTCGAAAAGTCATCATAGTCATCACCATCAACACTCCTGAATTGTTTTGTTAATCTAGAATTAATTTTTAAAAGAGAGTTCTGTGTAGCAGCAATATCAGTAACTATATCACCTGCTTCGTCACCGCCTTTGGCAACAACCTTATCTCTTAAATCTTGTAAACCTAAATTCATTTGTCGAGTAACATCTTCAGCCTCATCAACAAGTTTTACATTAGTTTGTAGTTTTCTCATTTTAAGATTATTAACAGGAGCCTTTTCTACAATGTAAAGTAAATCCATTTTACTTAGTGGCAAACCTTTTTCAGCTGCTGTTTTAAGAAAGCCTCCTACTACTTCTCCTTGTTTATTAAGTTGAAGTAAATTTGAATCCCACATCTCTTCTTTCTTTACTGCTTGTGAAATATTTTTAAAGTCAGGGTTACCTGTTTTAAATGATCCGGGGCCTGTAGATTTTAAATCTTTGATCCACTCATCAGCTTTTCTTGAACCTGAAACCGGGTGTCTTGCAATGTAATCATACAAAGATGAACCTATTCTGTTTGTCTTACCCCCTCTGGATAGAGGTTGTAGATAAGCAATTTTTTTTAATTCATTCGATCTTGCTATTGCTTCTTGTCTGATTTGTTCTTGTTGAGTTATCTGAGGTCTCTTCATCAATTGACCTCTTTCAATTTTTGTTGGAGCTATTGTTAAAACTTCTTCTACTTCATCAACTGGTGCCGTGGTTCGTGATACGCTTAGCTTTGGTTTTCTTAGACCTACGAGTTTATTAAGAGCTCTTGCGATAGGGTTCCTAGCAGCCACAGCTCCAATACCCACGGCTGCCATCCCAGCAAAACCTTTTAGAGCAGATGGATCATATTTTTCTTTTTCAAAGCTGTTGTCATTATCTCCTGGAACTGAAGATGTCTTATCATCTTCAAACTTCCCTGAGTCGATTAATTCTTTTAGTCCAGCCATTACTTGATAAGATCTTTAATATAATCTCCACCCTTCATAACTTCGACTTCTCCACCACTATTCATCTTTGCAGTTTCTTGTTTTGTAGCTTTCTGATAAAGATCAGTAACCATATTTTTTTTATTACTTACATATTCTGTATCGTTCGGTGTAGCTATAGCTGTTTTCTTTTTTGCTTTACTAAATGCTTTTGCTCCAAGTGCTCCTAGTGCAAGAACACCTAAGACTGCTTTAATTGGTTTTTTATCCATAATATTTATGCTCCTTTGGAATGTTATAACTTTCCTCCTCATAGTCACTTAACATATCTATGAAGTTTCCTTGTCGATATCTTAACACAGCTTGTGTGGTGCTATCTACATAGTCGTCATTAGCTCCGTGAGGAAAGGCAGCGCATTCTTCAATAACTTCTTCTGCATATTTTTCACCCTCTGGATAATAAATCTGACCCCCTTCAAAGACTGGGGCGGTAGCGTTGACCCGTGAGTGTTTGTCTTTTCCCCGTGATGGTACGAATGGAATGACAGGAATACCCATTCGTCTGAACTCTTGCATGAGTGGTTCCCCTGTAGCCTTAGCCTCAATAATCACGGTCTCCGGCTCCCAGTATTTATATTGATCCATTGCAATTGCTTTAAGTTCTGGAAAATCATATTTACCCTTGATCGCATCAAGTAGAATCATTGCAGGTTTACCGTCTTCTTGTGGAAAAAATATACCCCATGTTGTAATAGCAGAATAGTCAGCAGTTTCTTTTGCACTAAAAGCAGTATCATATGATTGTATTACATGCTGCAGTTTTGGAATTCTTTCATGTTCCCATACTTGCCACCATTCTCTTTTGAGAATAGCTCCTTCTTCAGATGTAGGGTTTTGCATATACTGAGCAGACCAGTTCCTGATCGGTAAAGATGCTTTTACTTTTTCTAATTCTTCTAGTTCCCAATACTCAGGCCAAACAGGATTCCCTGAATCTAGTATTGCAGGAAATGAAATTACATTCCATTTGTCAGCTTTAGGTTCTTTTTGAGACTTAATTAATCGACCTGTCAAATCATCCTCTGCCCATCTTGTCATTACAACAACAATTGAGCCTCCCGGTTGAAGACGCTGTCTTGGTCCTGATACATACCAATCAAATGCTCTTTCCATAGCAGACTCAGACATTGCGTCTTGCTCCGTGTGTGGGTCGTCGATAATAAGTAAGTCCGCCCCTCGTCCTGTGATAGAACCGCCAACACCCGCTGCAAAGTATTCCCCACCATGATTGGTCTCCCAACGTCCTTTAGCCTTACTATCTTCTCTTAGACTAACATCTCCGAAGATACTTTTGTAGTCTTCGGTTTCCATTAAGTTTCTAACTTTGCTACCGAACCGCGAAGCAAGTTCAGCATTGTGTGATACTTGCATAAGTTTCATCTTAGGATTCTTACCAATCATCCAAGCAGGAAATAAATATGAAGCGAACTCTGATTTAGTATGCCTTGGTGGCATATTCACAATAAGACGTTTAGATTCTTTTGAAGCTATGTCTTGAAACTCATTTGCTATTATTTGATGGTGCCCCCATTTCTCAGGGTCCTCTGTGTTCCTATAAATAAAATCAGGCCACATAGC